ACTAATATACTGTCTAGTGTATAACCACTATTAACAGTAAATGCTGCTGCACTACCATCACCAGTAAATGACTGAGTGGTCATTATAAAAGGAAAGCCAGTACCAGATGGACCTTGTGGTCCTGTAGAACCTGTTGGGCCTAATGAACCTGTTGGTCCTGGTACTGTTGATGCAGCACCTGTAGTACCTTGTACACCCTGTACACCTTGAATACCTTGAGGACCTGTAGGTCCCATATCACCTTGAATACCTTGAGAACCACTAGTACCTGTTGGACCTGCGGAACCTGTAGGACCTGCTACTGTAGAATCAGCACCTGTAGGTCCCACAATACCTTGTGTACCTTGAGCACCTGTGGGTCCTGCGTTACCTTGAACACCTTGAATACCTTGTGTACCTTGAGAACCTGTGGGACCTGCAACGCCTTGTATACCTTGAGCACCTGTAGGACCAGTAGCCCCGTCAACACCGATAACACCGTTAGTACCTTGAGCGCCTGTAGGACCTTGTGAGCCTGTAGGACCTGTAGGACCCACAATACCTTGAATACCCTGTGAGCCTGTAGGCCCTGTAGCACCATCAACTCCGATAACACCGTTAGTACCTTGAGCACCTGTTGGGCCTGCAACGCCTTGTATACCTTGTATACCTTGTATACCTTGAATACCCTGTGAACCTGTAGGCCCTGTAGCACCATCAACTCCGATAACACCGTTAGTACCTTGAGCTCCAGTAGGTCCTTGTGAACCTGTAGGTCCTACAATACCTTGAATTCCTTGAGCACCTGTAGGACCTGTAGCACCATCAACGCCTATAACGCCGTTAGTACCTTGAGCACCTGTAGGTCCTACAATACCCTGAATACCTTGAATACCCTGGATGCCTTGAATACCTTGCGCACCTGTAGGACCTGTAGCACCATCAACACCGATAACGCCGTCAACGCCTTGAGCACCTGTTGGACCTGTAACGCCTTGAATTCCTTGTGAACCTGTAGGTCCTGTAGCACCATCAACGCCTATAACGCCGTTAGTACCTTGAGCACCTGTAGGACCTGTGACGCCTTGGATACCTTGTGCACCTGTAGGTCCTGTAGCACCATCAACGCCTATAACGCCGTTAGTACCTTGAGCACCTGTTGGTCCTGTAACACCTTGAATACCTTGTGAACCTGTTTGTCCTTGTAGTCCGCTTGCTCCGCTAAGATCAATTGTATATGTATAGCTTGTGCCATTCCATAAATACAGTCTAGAATCTTCTGGATTTTCTACATTGCCAGTATTAATTACGGCAAACTGACCTGCAACAATTCCTGTAGGGGCCGTATCCGCTGTTAGTGCAGCTACGCTTGCGTAAGTTTTTGCAATTGCAAATCCGAGTCCTGTAGCACCTGTAGGACCTGTAACGCCTTGAATACCTTGAATACCTTGGATGCCTTGGTCACCAGTAGGACCTGTAACGCCTTGAATACCTTGGATACCTTGTGCACCTGTAGGACCTACTTCGCCTTGAATACCTTGAGCACCTGTAGGACCTGTAACGCCTTGAATACCTTGAATACCTTGGATACCTTGTGCACCTGTAGGACCTACTTCGCCTTGAATACCTTGAGCACCTGTAGGACCTGTTACACCTTGGATGCCTTGGTCACCTGTGGGGCCTACTTCGCCTTGAATACCTTGTACGCCCTGTGAACCTGTAGGACCTACAATACCTTGAATACCTTGAGCGCCTGTAGGACCAGTAACACCTTGAATACCTTGGATGCCTTGTATGCCTTGGTCACCTGTAGGGCCTGTAACACCCTGAATACCTTGTATGCCTTGCGCACCTGTAGGACCTGTAACGCCCTGAATACCTTGTGCACCTGTTGGGCCGGTATCACCTTGCGTACCTTGAATACCTTGAGCACCTGTAGGGCCTACTTCGCCTTGTATACCTTGAGACCCTGTAGGACCTGTAACGCCTTGAATACCTTGAGCACCTGTAGGGCCTGTGACGCCTTGGATACCTTGAATACCCTGAATACCTTGATCGCCAGTAGGTCCTACAATGCCTTGAATACCTTGAGCACCTGTTGGACCTGTAACACCTTGTATACCCTGTATACCTGTTGGACCTACTTCACCTTGGATACCTTGTATACCCTGGATACCTTGAATACCTTGAGGACCTGTTGGTCCTACTTCGCCTTGAATACCTTGAGCACCTGTTGGACCTGTAACGCCTTGGATACCTTGAATACCTTGAGCACCTGTTGGGCCTGTAACACCTTGTATACCTTGTGCACCTGTAGGACCTGTAGGACCTGTTACGCCCTGAATACCTTGTACACCTTGTACACCTTGAATACCTTGAGGACCTGTGGGACCTACTTCGCCTTGAATACCTTGGATACCTTGATCGCCTGTGGGGCCTTGTGGACCTTGTGGTCCGTCTACTCCAGCTACACCAGCGGGTCCTGTTGGTCCATCACCACCTTGTGGTCCTGGTTCCGTAGAGGCGTCACCTTGAACGCCTGATACACCTGCGGGTCCTGTAGGACCTGTTGGTCCAGTTGCTCCGTAGCCAATACTTTGTCCATCAACTACTAAGAATCCGCCTGAAGTTGAGAGCGGTACACCGCCTAGGTCAATTGTATTAGCAGCAACGTAAACAGTTCTCCAACGTTTCGAAGAAGAACCTAAGTCATATGTTTGATCTGTTGCAGGTATTAAACTGCCAGTAATAGCAGCAGGATTAATACCAGGATCGCCTGGATCACCTTTTGGACCTTGTATTCCTGTGCCAACCAAGTGTCCTGTTAGTTCTTTGATAACGATTTTTAGACCAGTAGGAGGTGCACTAACAAAAGTAATGTATCCACCAGCTACCGAGAAATCGGTATTGGCATCTTGTGCAATACCGCCTACAAATACTAAGAAACTTTCAGCAGTTATACCTGGTGTAACTATATATGTAGTAGTACTGTTATTACCAGTATAGTATCTGGTATTAGCATTAAAGGCAGTACCGCCTGGATTACCATTAACCCAGTTACTGCCGTTATATAATAGTGCCTGTCCATTGACAGGGCTTGAGACTGTTACGTCTGATAAATTATCTAAGCTAATACTAGCTAAGTCTTTAAAAAACTTTACTGAATTATCAGATGCTTTAAAGTAAATTCTGCCATCAGCATAATTAATGGCTAACTCGCCATACTCGAGATCACTTGTAACAGGAACTTTACCTACTACCGATGATTTCTTAAGAATAATCTTATTTGTTGCCATAGTTAGCCCTAAAAAGGAATAGGGAAACTTATAGAAGTTTCCCTTTTATTAATACGCTCCGCCGTCAACTTGATAGATACTTACTGCACCCGAAGTGACTGAAAACTGTGTAGAGTCAAAACTAGCTAAACCTTTAACACTTATTGTAGCCAAAGGAATTGCATTAGTACTTGCTGCAGTAATCAAACCCTTAGCATTAACCGTAAAGCTAGGCACTGTTACTGAGTCTCCGTAGCTACCAACATTTGAATTAACTGTAGCTAATGTTAAAGCTGCTGAAACTGTTGCCGAACCATCAACACTTGTTAATGTAGCGGCTGCATCACCAGTTAACGATAAGTTGCGAGCAGTTGCCCATGTACTAGCTGTTGTTGCATTACCACTTAAAGCACCGTAAACTGTACTAACTACTAAAGCTTTGTTTAAAGTCCAGCGATCATTACTTTGAGTATAAAGTAATGAAGGAGCAATAAATCCTGTGCCACTATTATTAACACCAACTAATAAACCTCCACTATCAGCTAAAACATCAGAGTTTGCATCTGGAGCTAGTTGTAAGTTTTTATCAGCAATTGTAACTGTTGTAGAATTTACAGTAGTAGTAGTACCTTTAACTGTTAAATTTCCTTCAACTACTGCATTGCCGTTAACTTGAAGATCGAAGCCTGCAATATTACCAGTTGCTGTAATAGTAGTAGCCGATGTAATTGCGTTTGCACCTAGTGTTCCTGTTAAGGTCAAACTTGAAAAAGTTGCTGAACCTGACAATCCAATTGTAAGTGTATTTGTAGCGTTGTCAAAGGCGGTAGTAACACCGGTAGCAGCAGCAATAGTAAGTGTCTCGTCTAATAGATTTACTGAACCTACTGAACCACTACTACCAATAATACTTAATGTAGTAGCAACATTAGCAGTTGATACACTGGTTACTAAACCTTTTGCGTTAACTGTTATAACAGGGATTGATGTAGTTGACCCGTACTGAGTGCCGTTTGCATTAGCTGTTCCGTTGACATCTCGTAATGTAATTTGTGTAGTTGGATTACTACTACCATCTATACTAAAACTACCTGTTGCATCGGAAATGGTTTGACCAACTGTAGCAAAAGTAACTGTACGAGCAGTTAACCATTTACTAGCTGTTGCGGAATTACCAACCACAGCACCAGTATGAGTACCAGAAGTATCACCAATCACAGCACCAGTATGAGTGCCAGAAGTATCACCAACCACATTTCCAGTATGAGTGCCAGAAGTATCACCAACCACATTTCCAGTATGAGTGCCAGAAGTATTACCAGTAATATCGCCTGATACGCTACCTATAATATTTAAATAAGCTACGCCAGCACTACTACGCTTTACTAAAGTATTTGCTGTGTTTAAGTTAGTTGCTGCATCAATTGTATCAGTAAAGTATTTACCACCGATTACAACGTGATTTACAGCATTGCCAGCACTTTCAGTACCTGTACCAATGTATAAACGATCACCACCGTTTGACCCAGTATTTGGTAAAGCTGAGTAAGCTAGTTCACCTGCACCGAGTACGGCTGGGTTACCGCTTAACTCGCTACGTTTAATTCTTAAAATAGAAGCCATGTTTGTATCCTTTAAAATTGACCGGACTCAAAAACTTGTTGATCCAACAAGTTTGTAGCAGTCCATTTTTCATTTCCGGCATTGTAAACTAATAAGCTTCCTGCCGCTAGTTGGGTTAAGTCTAAGTCTGACAACCCTTTTAACGTTGTAGCTGTGGGGCCAATCATGCCGCCTACAACTACTTTGGTTTGTGATTGCGAAGAAACAACAACAGGTTCCTTCTTTTCTATAATAACTGTATTATTAATTTCCGTTACGATTATTTCAGTTGTCATCTAGTAACCTCTTTAACCAAACTAATACTTCCGCTAAGGAAAGGTATTACGTTACCTTGATTATCTGTTAATTCGCAGGAATATACTGCTGCATCAAAGTTAAATGTTCCTGTTACAGCAGCACTAATTTTTAATGTAATTGTAAAGTTAACCGTATCTATAACAATGCCATTGTTAGCTGTTGTTAGTTCATGTAAGACTGTAGTAGACTCTAGTGTCTCACGGATTTGCATTTGTGCTGAATAACCAGTAATAGGAATTGGTGTGTTATATTCTACAACTCCACCTGATGTATAAGCTCCGTAAGCTGCTGAATTAACCTGGTTTAGGGTTAATGTATTGGCTGTCTTACCCGTAACTAAATAATATGCATCATCACTAATAGTATTGATATCCTTCATGCCAGTTACACCAGTTACACGAACTCTCCAATTTAATGGGACACCGTGAGCACTGCTAGTAGTAATTACGCAAGGAGCTGCATTGGTAATAGCAGTAATTGGAGCATATTGTTTTGTTTCTGACTCCCAGCGCAATGTCTCTGCAAAAGTACTGCCTTGGTAAATTTTATAACTAATCTTTGCTGGTTCCATTATTTTACCTTACTTTCTTTGCTGCTGCAAGTGTAGCCGACACTCTAAATTTATTTACTTCTTCTGTTAAAGCTACAACTTCGGTTTGTAGTTGCTGATTCTCAAGGCACAACTGTGCTAGTTGTGCGTTTAATAAAATCATTTCTTGCTGTAAGCGATTTAATTCGGTTGCTAGTAAGCCGTTCTGTTCGCTCATACGCTCTAGTTCTGTGTGCATTAAAGTAATAATGCTAGTTTCCGCACCAGTACTTTTCCAGTCTTTTAGCAGTTTCTGTATTCCAACTGAGAAAGCAACAACTGCTAACGCAACTAGTGAAACTGTCTGAATGACGCTGTGGTTATCTATCTCCACCATAATCAGATCTCCTTATTAGCAGTGGTTGTATATTTAATTATAATCTAAACGGCAAGTCCGCCCTTTAGATTGGGATAAAAGCTTGTCAAGAAAAAATATTGAAACGTTCTGACATTTTGGTATATTATACCACAAGGGCGGGGTATTGTCAATGCAAAAAAATACCCTGCCCAAAGAATGGACAGGGTATAGTTTTTGCGAAGGTTTATGGTTATTATGTACTAATTTTGAATAAAAAAGACTGTACTGGACCACTTGTATAGGTACCCGTACCGCTTGTAGTATTAACAATTGCTGCATATAATATGGCATTATTTACTTGATATACTCCTTGATTTACAAAACCAGTAAAATAACCACTAGTAGCACCAACTAATATTTCTATATTACCATTTCCTGGGGGTGCTACTGCGCTAGCGCTGCCTGGATACCATACACTACCATAGCTTCCTGCTTGTAGTAAAACCCTAACATAAGTTCCTGCAGTTATTGGTCCACTAAAAGTTATAAGTGCTTCTACAGTTTCTCCGGGGAAATATTCCGACGATGAAGGAGCTATAGACAATATGGTAGGTACAGCAGTGGGTGCTGGTTCTGCCAATATATTAAACGCGCTGGAATTCAATGTTCCGTCAGGATTACTAAATCTGGCTACGACACCAGAGGTTTGTGCCTGAGCACTACCTTGAGGTACTCCAGTTATTGTCATGCTTTGAGTAAAAGAATTGGAGTTAATAGTAAAACTTGTGGGAGATATTGTAGCCCTACTGGTTGCTGGAAATAGTGATGCAGTTGTAACTTTACCACTAGCATTTGTAGCATTAAAACTAAAACTCATACTACTGTTATATCCCAGACTACTTGACATGCCTGTTATTGTGTAACTAGGTTGGGGGATAGTATTTACAACACTTACACTTGCAGTAGCTACAATCGTACCTGTAGCACTTCCTGTTCTAAGTTGTAGCTGAACAGTAGTAGTTGCAGAAAATTCTTGTACCCCCCAATTTACCTGTGTAGAAAAACTATTACTAGTAACAAATACTTGTGATACTCCTGGAGTAACTAAAGCATTATTCGTAGTTAAATAAAGCGTTTGTCCAGTATAATTAGTTGCAGAAACAGTTCCTAAATAATTTGCTTGTACATAAGGATTTTCAGCATCATTCCAACTACTAAGATTTGGCGTAATACTAAAAGTAGGTGTAGGGGACAAACTAGTGTCGTAAATAAAGATAGGTTCGCTGTAGTAAGTAGTTCCGTCTACAGTTGCTGACAGTCTAAAATATTCTCCACCTTCGGTTGTGGCATCTGCTACAGTAGCATAATTTACTGTTACTGTGCCGGCAGCATTTGAACTTCCAACAGTATAGGTTGTAGTAGAAATAGTTACGTCAGTACCTAGTGTTGCACCAGTATAGCCTGCTGGTGGAGCTGCTAAGGCAAATGTAATAGTCTTGTTAGCAGCATTACTAAAGTTAAATACGTTTGACCCGCTCTGTCCTTCGTTTAGCCAAGCTACAGCACTAAAACTATAGGAAGCTGCTGTATTCGTAACTGTAATAACTTTAGAAGCTAAAATAGTTCCGGCTGCGCTACCAGTTCTAACATATATAGTTACACTAGTATTTGTAGTTACTATGCCTGTAGTATAATTTATATTTGCGGAATAACTTGCACTGTTAGGGGTAACGGTACTAACTGAAGGGGTTACTAGTGCATTACTACTAGTTAAGTATAGTGTTACTCCATTAGCGTTTGTTGCTCCTATGGTAACACTAATAGTGCTAGACTCTGCCCAACTGTCTGCCACAGTAATTGATGCAGCAGGAGGACTAACACTACTATCATTAATAGTAATGTTATCGCTAGGGGGTATAGTACTACCAGTAACTGTTGCGGAAATTCTAAAAGCTTGTGCCCCTTCTGTACTAGAATCTGCTACTGTAGAAAAGCTAACTGAAGTACTTCCGGAGGCGTTAGTATTACCAACCGTAAAGCTTGTAGTAGTTAAAGTTACGTCTGCTGGAGTATCAGCTGTAGCTCCTGTTGAAGGAGCAATTATTGCAAACGTAATAGTTTTATTTGCAGCATAACTATAATTAAAAGTAATAGAGCCTGTAGCACCTTCACCAAGTGCAGAAACTCCACCAAAACTATAGGTTTCGCCAACGTTTGTTATAGTAACGGTTCTTTGGGCAACAATTCTCCCTGTAGCACTACCGGTTCTTACGTATAGTTCTACTGCTGTATTAGATGTAACTATTCCAGCAGTATAAGATACAGTAGTAGAAAATCCTGTAGGATTTAAGGGACCTGCAGCACTATCTACATAAACACTACTTACACTTGGAGTAACTAAAGAATTACTTGTAGTAAGGTATAATGTTCCGCCAATAGGACCAGTAGAGGTAATAGTTACATTATTACTACTTGACTCTTGCCAGGTAGCACCTGCTGTTATAGTAGTTGTAGAGGTATCATTTACAGTAATATCATTACTAGTAGCTACTGTAAGTCCGTCTACTGTAGCAGCTAATCTAAAAGTTTCTGCACCTTCTGTGTAATAGTCTCCTGCTGCAGTATATGATACTGCAATAGAAGATTGTGCATTAGAAGGAACGGTCCAAGTACCTGTATTAAGTGTGCCGTCAAGACCATCTACCGTATTACCGCTTACAGGTGCTATAATAACAAATGTTACTACTTTACCGTTTGCATTAGTAGCATTAAAAGTTGTAGAGCCAGAAACCCCTTCGTTAATAGAGCTGACAGTTGAAAAATTGTAGACTGGCGTAGGTGTTGAAGTATCTAATACATTAACTGTTACACTTAAAGAAGTATTAGTTATTGATAATGTAAATACTTCTGTACCTTCTAACAGTAAATCATTAGCAAAAGTGAAATTTGCAGTAGCATTATTATTTTGAATAATAAGATTGCCTGTTAAATTTCCTGCACTTAAATCTGCAGCTGCTATACCTGTAACAACATATCCAAAAGTAGACCCGTTTGCTACATTTACTGTAGTTAATGTTACGGTAACATTGGTCCCTTCATTTGCATTTTGAACACTAGATGTTAATAGATACTGTGGATTTGTACCAGTACCAGTACCAGTACCTGGTGCAGCATATAAGTCTGCATCAGCAACAATAATTCCTAGTCCGCTTCGATTTCCACTATTGTAGATTGTTTGAGTATAAGGCCACGCAGTATCTTCACTAGAATAGTAAGACTGTACTTCTTTTGTTATTACATTACTGCCTTCTCGTTTAAACATAGCCTCGTATACAAATTGTAAATGATGTGCTGGCGCATCCTTATATACCCTTAGCGAAGTATAGTTAGGTAACATAAATATAGGATTAGTTGGTATACTTAAACTAATAGGCGTACCTAAACCTTGAGCACCTGTAGGGTCATTCCAAAAAGTAAAACTATCGCTTATATAATAAGGAGCTAATTGTACGTTATTGCTATCATAAGTTTTTGCTCCTGCCGAATTAAATAATTGAAGTCCATATCCGGAAGTTGCCGGCAAACTACTAACTGCAAACACATATGCAGTAGGGAGTGTATATGTTAGGGCATTGCCTAATGAGTTTGCATAAACATATAACGTTAAAAAGCCGCTACCATTAACTGTTGAGCTTTCAAAATTATACCAAACGTCTGCTGTACTGTTAGGTAAAGTCCACATAACTATATAATTACCTGCAGTAGTTATACTTGTAGTTCTATACTCACGTTTTACATATCCGCTATGTAAAAAACTAGTACCGGCTTCTTCCGATACAGCACTACTAATAAATTCTAGTTTTTGTGTAAATGTAGGAGAAAAATATTCGCTATCTATTAAAAGCTCAGATTCGTCATTGATTGCTCGTAGACCGTAGGTTGCCATATTTACCTTTATTTAACAAAAATATATAGTACAGTAGAATCGTAATAAAATTGAGGAATACCTGCAGCTATATAATCATTTTCGATAAAAGTTATAGTTGGTACGCCACTTGGGTAACTTACTGACCAGCTATGTGCTCCCGGCAATAGTTGCATAGGTCTAATAGTTCTTCCAGTATATTTTGGAAAAGACACGGGAGGTTTGCTACCTGCCGTGCCTGTTTTCATATATTGATACATTTCTCCAAAAACCCCACTTTTAGTAGAGTTTTGTAAAACTATAGTAGTTCCGTCGCTTTTAAAAGTTTGTATTCCGTATGCCATTATAATAAACCTAATTTAACTCTAGGTACTCCGCCACTGTATACAATAATATTATTTGGAGTAATTAAAATACCATCTCCGTTAGCGTTGGCAGTACTACCTACTTTAATTGTACCAGTTACTGTTAAACTACCAGTATTGGTTTGAATTGCTTCAAGCGTACCAGCCTTAAAGTAACTTATATAAGGAATACTCCAGGTAGTAGTAGTACTACCTCCTGCAGGGGTTACCCCATCTGTTTGAAATTGTGCGTTGCCAGAATTATCAGCTATTGAAACTGGTGAAAGTGACCATACTTCAGGACTGCCATCACGAGCAGTTGGTGCTGCTCCATTTGCTGTCTGAGTTGGGGCGGTAACAAACGTAGTAGCGGCGGGAAAAGACTTATACGCTCTATGAGTAGATGCACCCGAAGATCCAGGAACAGTAGAGTTTTGACCCGCCCTAGACTTACTAAAAGTTTGTGTTTGTGTAGTAGCAAAGGACACTCCGGTGGAACTTTTACCAGTTATAGTATATGTAATTGCAGAACTATCTGCACCTGCAAGTACTCCACTATGTTGACCTATAGTTGCAAATGTACCACTATCACTAATACTGCCTACAACTATATTATTAGGTGTACCAGTACTAAAAGTCCACGTACCGTTTGAAGTACCTACTCCGTCATACGAAAGTTCGTTAGCACCTTCATATACACGTAGTTGAGTACCGCTATTTGTATATGAGGTAACATTACCGTCTTTATCTGCTGGAAACGGATGAAACCCGTTACTAAGAACTGGGTTTATTGCTGAGTTACCTGTCTCACCATGTGTTCCGATAATTCGTTTAGCAGTGCTAGTAGTACTGCTATTGGTGTATGTAACAGTTTCGTAGTTCCATAGATATTTATTGGTTATGGTGGTAACAGGTGGAGTAGTTACCCATACAGTTGGTTCCACAGTATTACTACTACTCACTGCAAAATACTCAACAACAGAACTAATACCTACACCATCTGCAGAAAACGTTCCAATTATTGCAGCAACTGAGTTTGTTGGCGACCCAGAGCTATATCCTATAGCTTCATAGTTCCATAAATATTTTAGTGTAGCGGTTGTGGTTGCTAAAGTTGTTGTCCACCCAGCTGTAGCTGCAGTAACACCAGATGCACTAGCAGAAGCTAGATAATAATTGGTAACTGAAGTAACACTAATACCTGGAGCACCTTTATATACAATAGTAACAAACTGTGTGTCTAGTAGTGTTGCTCCGCTAACAGTTGCTTGATTATACATTCTTGCCGTGTAACTAGATTTTCCAGAAGTACTTGCGGGAGTTAGTGTAATAACAGCACTTGCTGTATCTGTTGCAGTTGTAGCTTGGGCATCACCATTTGCAGTAACAGTTATCCATCCATAGTTAGACGTAACATTACCATCATATTTTCTGCCTTGAAAAGTAATAGATGAGTATGTACCAGTAGTAGCAGCATCTGGCGCATCTTTAACAATTACAGGAGTATTTGTTACTATATCATATACTAAAGATGATGCCCCTACTACTCCATCTAAAGATTTATTAACATTAAATCTTTTAGTAATACTTGTGTAACCAGCCTTGCTGGCAGTAATATCTATATAACCGGATATAGCAGATAAAGCTGTTACGGTTTGAGTACGATTAACGGGGGTACCACTAGCTGTAGAATTAATATTTGATTTTACAGCTGAAAATGTCCAATTAGCACTATCATCTGTGGCGCCAATAAACACACTCATAGTAGTTTCTGCGCCTGCAAAACTAGCTACTACACCTGCACTATTTGCAGGAACAGTTGCAGTTTCGTTACTTAGTACGGCAGTAACAGTATCTGTGCCGTCAAAAACTACAGGTATAAATTGTTCATCAATCTTACTAGCTGTCCCGCCTGCTAAATAAAGCTCTACTTTTAGACTTGTAATATTTGATGAACTTGGAGTATAAGTATAACTTGATTGATCTGATGCAGAAGTATAGCTTGCTGTAGCACTACCATTTTCATATATTTTAAATCTACCGGCATAAAGAGCAGGAGTTGTTGTACCTACTGCAAAATATCCGTATACAACGATACTTGCTGGATTTAAAACACCTAATTTACTTTTTTGAATAGCTGCTGCTGAAACAACTAAACCGTACGCGGTTGCATTTTGTCCATCATTAACAACTGCCATAACAATTGTTTTCTCAAGGGGCGTAGATATTCCTGTACCTGTTACGCTTAGTTTAACAGTTACAGAAGTAGTTGACAATGTAGCTGGTTTTACGCTTATAGAAGCAGTACCAGTAGCTGTAGTTGAAACGCCATCAAGCAGCGTTCCATTGGTAATTGTCCAAGTATACGCTGGGCTAGCAATGCCGTTTAGTACTGCCGTTAAAGCAACAGAAGTTGGAGTAAATGCAGTACCTGCACTATTTTTTACAAAAGCACTATATCCTGAGATATCAATTGATTGTGCAGATGCTGCGGTTGGGGTAGCAGTTAGTTGACTAGAAATAGTAAATACTTCTTGTTCGATATCACTAATAAAAGCGTATCTTACATAATAAGGCGTACCTGCTGTTAGGTTTGGAATAACAATAGACAAACTTAATCCGTCAAATACTTTATTAGCATTTGACGGAACAAAGTTAATAGTAGTACTGCACCATACAATTACTTTTACTAGATCATCCCTTATGTCAGAAGTTCTAATCGTGTCGTATGGTGTGTCTAATTTTAATATTAAGGAATTAACACCTGCAGATAAAGTTGCTGCCATATTTATCCTTTAAACAATTGTTTTAATTAGTATAGACGCCAACGCACTAGTGCTACTATAGTTGTCGTGAATATCTACAGTTCTGCAGGCTACTCGGTAGTTTATTCCTGCTTCTGATAATCGTGGGGTCGTAAAATCTAATAAACTCTGTCGAGTTGCACCAGTTGACGTTACTACTTTTATTTGATTTGTATTATCTGGAATTAAATCCCAGAAATCTGTTGTACCACTGTCTCTATATACTCTGTACTCATAGTGCTTAAATAAAGCAGTATTAATGGGAGTATTAGATATGGCGCTTATATCTAAGAAGTGAGTATTAAGATCAAGGTATATACTATCGACAGTTGAATAAGTTCTAAAAGTACCTACTGTGTGAGTAAACTCAGTAGACCAGGGGCCTGTTCTGCCATCTGTTGTTACGTATCTTACTTTTATTTTATATACTTGACCTTTTTCTACTCCAGATATGTAGATGGAACCAGAGTTATATTTTTCTTTAAAAGTAGTAGCATTTATAAGTGTACTAGTACTCTGCAAGTAATAACTGCATTCAATCATTTCTGTACCTTTAGGTAGTTCTTGAGGATTAGTATAACTTATTTTTATTCTTTGTTCGTAGATACCAGTAGAAAGTAATTTAGCGGCAGACTCGTCACTTACAATTAAACTAATGTTAGGTACGTCTGTAGAAGTAAAACTATTACGTAGTTCTGTACCAGGTAAAGTAATTTTTGTTTCAAAAACTGTACTTGCTGTTAGAGTCGTATAATCAGTAAAAATGTTGTAAGAGCTACTAACTCCATAATCAACTAAAGTGATTGATGCAGATTTATTTGAGCTAGGTTCAATACTTAATACAAGTAAATCTTGTGACTCTTGTCCTAGTTCCCCAAACATAAACAGATCACTACTATTTATCTGTACAGAAGTTGCTGCTACTAGTATTTTAACACTAGTATAGTAACCTGAAGATAATGCGGTTTTATCTATTTCTCTCTCAACACTAGCTCCCGCTGACGATCTTACTCTAATAGTATAGCGTTTAGAAATATCAATATATACTTGCTCGTCTAGAATAAATTCGGTGGCGCTTATGCGATTTTTAATTCTGCCAGTTCCGCCACCCCACATAGGTACGTCATGACTTACTTTTACACGATCTCCACGATTACAAACCAAATATTCAATATCTGTATTTAATCTGTATGCTTCTGGACGCAATTTTGCTTGCGCAAAATGCCAACGAGCATGGTCAATTACTAATGATTTTTTTGTAACTCCAGGTAATTGAATACTTTCAAATAATTCAGCATTACTTTCAGATTTTCCTGCATTATATACAATAACTTCTGCTTGTTGATAATCTTGATCTTCGTCAATATAAGTTACTTTTAAACCATCTGGCATTTTAACTAATGCTTTTGATGATTCAAATCCCCAACTATTATGTGGAGTAAAGTGTTGTACAATATTGGGCTTAGGTTCGTCAATTACTACTGACCACTTACCGTCTACCATAGCAGGGCTTGCTCTACCAGCAGCACAAATATCTCGCAATACTTCTAATATGCTACGTTGTGAAGCTAATATACTGTTATAAGTAAAACCTTTTGTAGTGCAATAACTATGCCAGTATTGTATTTGTGTTAAATCTACTTTAGTACTAACGTCTACATCTTTTACTCTTTGAGGATTAGCGGGATGTTTTAGAATAAATAAAAATAAATCTGCAGGGTTATTAGTTGTGTTCGTTATCCATGCGCTACCGTTCCATGAAGGTGCCCATGTTTGCACAACGGCATTAATACCTTCAATTTGTCCATTAAGCTGGTCATTTGCTTTAATTTTTAAAGCAGTTCCTGCAAGACTACAATTAACTGGTTCCTTAATAGGAAACATATTACGTAAAAAAGTAGTTTGTAATAATATTACCTGTGCATAGATCTGAGCTTTAGCATAGCCGTTAGCTGCTTTTGTCCACTCAGCATCAGCACCAGTTTTTCTGCGAACTCTAACTTGAACTTCGTTATAGGAGTTTAATCCATAATAAGTTTTATTTACTGTAAATGCGTCTTTTTTAACTGTACCATCTCCAAGTCCAAAATCTTGCCAAGTTGTCCAAGGCCCGGCCCCGTCTTTTACTTGAATCTCAATAGCTACAAAAACAGATTCTTCTTTTCCAGATTCTTTGCCCTCTGCAAAAATTCTACGCAAACCTTGTGGAAGATGTAATGAAACAGTAAATTGACTAACTGGCACTACGGCCCCACTAGTATTAGTAGTTGGCGGACCACTGCTTGCAGTTATAAAGGGACCGTACGTACCTTCTGTTAGTACTGCATTATACTGGCCTGGACAAGTTAAAGTAAGCCCGCTGGCAACTACTTTTACGTCTTGACCGTAGATGGCATTAAAATCTAGTATTTGCTGTGCAGTAGGAGCAGTTTTTCTATCTAAAGTTACTGGGGGTACTGGTAGTATATAATCTGTTAATGCAACGTTACCAATTTTTAAAGTTGCGGCATCAATGTTAAGGGGGCCGTACCCCCAAAGTAACAACATTGACAGGTAACTTTCAGTGTCATTTTCATAAGTAAGATAGTTAACGGCGCCAAGTGGTGGAGTATATTTAATTTTACCTAAAACTACTGGGATAGCGTCATATGGATGTATTTGGTTAGCGCCGCCCGTAACCATGTACTGCTGAATAGTAGATCCAGGACTATTAATATCAGGAGGACGAATAGGTGCAATAGCATTAATTAATGCTCCGCCTGCAATTGTAAAAGCAATAGTAGTAGCAGCATTAGCTACTAACATAGAAGTAGTTACAGCCGCTCCGCCAGCAGCCGCGGTTGCAGCAGCAGCCGTATACCCCGTCACTTGTCCTGCTAAATATGGCGCAACATATGCTACTATTAAAGTAAGTATTAATCTTCCTGTATTGCCTTTTCCAGGTACTGCACGATATTCAACACGATCTGTGTCTTTTAAAGCAGTAGTATGCCACTTTGTTGGATCTGCTACAACACCGTTAACCAGAATAGTAATTTTGCTTGCTAGTTCATCAGCAATCTTATATTCAAATTTAACCCAGGAGGCTAGCTTATCTAAAGTTGTTCCTGGTAAAATAGGTACGGTAAAACGCTCAGTACGTAGTGGATGTGGCACTACGTTTAAAATTGCACTTTTGTTTTCACTGTACTTATAAAATCCTGTAATACGGTTCTTCCAACCCACAGACTCAAAAGATTCTATTGCGCTATCGCGACGATCACGCGCATGCAAAAAATGAGTACTGCTAACAGCAATACCCATATGTGATTCTACACCTAAAATATTAAATAGTACAATGCAACCTTCTGTTGGAGTATCTATTTTTTCCCAGCCTTCTTTGTACTGGGCGAGCAAATCACGCATCTGCTCAGCGTCGTCAGCTTCGTAATTAGTACTAAAATTAGGTAGATCTATATTATATTCTTGCTTATAAACAAGACGAACTAATCCCCAGCAATCAATGCCGTTTGTATCTCTGCCCTTATCTAGGAAAGGTATCCCTATATACTTATTATTCCACATTAGAACATCCCTGGAAAATATGCTGGAGTAAATGAATGCATTGGGAACGGTTCACGCTCATAATCGATCATTGATAAATCAGCTGTTACTGAGTCAGCATTGTAGCTAAAACTACTAATATAAAAACCGTTAAAAGTGGCTTCTACTGTGTCAGGTGTTTTTGATAGTACCAGTTCCATCTTTACTTTAGGTGGACCTACAATAGTTCTAACTATAGGTATTACATATTTAGTAACATCTCGCAAAACTATTGAACATCTTGGAGCTTGTGCCTCTTCTTCAGTAGGTAGTGAAATTTCCATTGGTAGAAACATAAAGTCTTGACTACGGCTTGTTACACCATACATTACTTCATCTGCAGTCTCACTAATGCGCTTTGTAAAGCCGTCGGCAAGTCTGGTTACAACGGTAGTTCCATCTGCGGGGTCGTACACAGTCAATAAAAATAATAAGTCACTATCAGCTTCAGGCGAAAATATAGCCTTAATAGCTTCCGGTGACATTGTCGTTAATCTACTCATGGTAATATTTCAAACTGTAAAGACACGTTACAATAACCTGGGGCAAGGTACGCAGCATTAAAAAGCGCACCATCTCCTTGAGGTACTATACGTGCTTCTACTACAGTACCTTTGCGTGGGTGTGGAAATCCAAATCTAGCTGTACCGCGTAATGTATTTGTAATCCACGTCTCTAAAGTTCCTACTTGTACATTTGTCATAATAAAGGTTAGTTGCATAGTATCAGATCTGCGACCACGATATCTTTGTTTTGCAGGGCCAGCATCCATAGGAGTCCTTAATATAAGTGCTCCTATAGATTCTGAAAAACCTTTTTGAGGTACTTGTGGAAGTGTTGGCTCCCAAATATAGCTATATGCCATAATTATCTCCTAATTAACTGAGGCTGAAGTCCGAAAGTTCCGCGTATTGCTTTTTGTGAAGCACTACCATTTCTAGAAATTTCACCTGCAGTCATATCCCCTATAACAACTTCGATTTTACGGTTGCCTCGGCTGTCAACAGTTTCTTTAGTTTCTGCTTGTGCCGTAGAATAGTTGTTAACAACTACATCAACATTTCCACCACCACCTGCGCGAACTCCAAGGTTACCGTTACTATCACGCTTTAGGGGCATGATGGCTTCTGGTCCTGCTTCACCCATTAAACCTGTACCTTGTGCAAACTTAAATAATGTTGGAGAAGCTACTACAGAGTTAGTAAACATTCCGCCTTTAGCAAAAGTTTGAAGCCCTGTGTCAAATACGTTACCCTTTGCAGAAGGTACATATCCTGCCTGAGTGCCTGTCATAGAACCTGTATTACCCATGTTTCCAAAAATACTACCAATGAAATTCATAAATCCTGGTTTAAATGCGGCTGACATCATTATAGCTTGTTGCTGCATTTCGTAACGAATTAAACCTTCAATAAAACTGTCTATCATACCTTTAAAGTTAAGCTTACCAGTTTTAGTAAATTCGATAACAGCATCTGCCATACCCTCAAAACTGTTTTTAAGTATGTCTCCGTATTTAAGTTGTCTGTCAGTTAAATAGTCATCTAAACTTTTGGTTTTTTGTTTTGCTTCGTATACTTTATTTATTCCTTCAACTTCTGCTAAATAAGCATAAGTAGCTGCCTCTCTTTTAGCATTAATAGAGTCAATATTACCAGAATTTTTAGGATCAAGTGCTTGTTTTGCTAAGTCTAATTGCGTTGCAAGTAAGCTATTTTGTAACTGCTGTAACTTAATGTCACGCTCTTTCATTGTTTGCATTCTATTAATTGTTAAAAGCTGTTCGCGATAGTTATCTGTAGTAATTACCCCTAAGTCAAGTTGATTTTGCAGAACTTCTTTTTGTATATCAACTAAAGTATTTTCGGTTTCATTTCGTATGCGTGTTAAGTTTACTTGGCTCTCTAAACTTTGAATAATTTGATCCATTGTTTGTAAACTGACGGCTAATGTATTTTCACGAGTACGTTCTGCAGTTGCCGTTTTAGTAGTAGTTACAAATAGATTGTCTGCAGTTTGCAGCTGTCTTCTAGTATTCTCCTCAGTTCTTAGAGCTATATCGTAAATTTCCCACCATTTTTCTTGTTCTGCTTTTTTCTCAACAACAAGTGTAACAGCTAATTCTTTATAACTGTCTAAAGTATTGAGGCCGCGCTTAAGAGAATCTTCTTGTTGAATATATGCCTCTATTATAGCCTGTTGATCTGCTAAACTACTGTTTCTAAAAACCTGGCTTTTCATTTCTTCTTCTTTAGTAGCAGTTACGTTCTTTAGTATATCTTCAACAGTTTTCCTAGTCTTATCATAAGTAAGTTGAACACCAGTTACTTCAGCAGCAAGAATATTTGATTTTTTCTGATCTTGTAATTGAGCAACTTGTGCCATAGTACCTTGTTGTTCTTGCATAGCTTTTAAAGATTCAGGTGATTTTTGTATATCTCCTGCTTTAATACTTTTGCTAATATTAGTACTGCTAAGTAGTTTCATTCTAGAATCTATTTCAGATATTCTTGTATCTGATTTTACTGATTCAGCTGCTCGAGCACTTTTATCGTCTTTTAAAAGAGCTAAAGCTGCATCTCTTCTAGTTTCTATAAATTGCTTTTCACTTTGTAAACGGCTTAATTCCATTTCCTTAATTAAACGTTGAGTTTCAGTTATTTGACTAATCTGTAAGTCAATTTTTTGATTTTCAAGTCGAGCCCCAAGCTTTGCTGTTTCTGCTGTTTGAGGCAATTTATCTAGCAAGTTCTTTTGTGAACTCAGAACTGTTTCCGCCATTTTACGAGTAAAACTGCCTTCAATAAGCTCAAAGCCTTTTTCAATTGAAGCTTTTGCTGCCGCTTCAAAATTCTTGCTTAAAGCTAGCATTTCTTGTCTGGTTGCGTCTAATTTGCTTTTTGCTTCTGCTGAAGCTCCTTTTGCTTTACTAAGTGCTGGGCTATCGACATTAGAGGGAGCTTCTAATCTTCTAGAATTAGGATTAAACTCTAGTCCGTAGCCGGCAAGATTACGTTGCCCAGCTCTTAGTTTTTCAATTTTAGCTTCTGATTCCGTAAGTTGTGATTCATAACTTTTTGCAGTATTTATTAAAGCAATATATGCATCACGATTTTGCATAATAATTGCTTGTGATTCTGGGGCAAGCAATTTAATTTTACTAATATCAGTTAGTAAATCTCTTAATGTAGCTAAATTTGCTATAGGGTCTTTTAATGCTTCTGCAAAATTAAATCCTTGTGTGGCTAAATCTTTTCCAAAAACTGAGAGTGCGTCTTTTTGTATTAAAGTATTAGACAAGTCTGTGTAGCTTTTTTGTAACCCTACAAAACCATCCTTAACTCCTGATAATACTGCACTAGTTTTTTGCCCTGCTTTAGAAGCATATTCAAATACATCTGCTATTTCTGCACCAACTGCAGTCAATCTACTAGTACTCATGCTACTTAAAGACTGTTTAATAGTATCTTCAGTAAGCTCACTAACATTTAATATATCTTTTAATCTTTCTCTTGTGTCTTCTTGCATAGAAGGATCTAAAATACCTTTTAATCCTTTTGATAGTTGCTTACCTAGACTTTTTGCAAAATCATCTTGCATACTTTGTCCAAAAAAGCCTTTAATGCTATCTACAGTATTGTCCCAACGATTAGCTTCTTTATTGGCTTGTTTAAAACTTTCAGCGGTTTCTTTAAGGTTTTCAGATAAGTTCTGAAAAGAAGTAGCCATAGCTATAACCGAAGCTGTAGACAGTGAGTTTTTATATTTATCATGACTAGCAGTTAAAGCCCTAGTATTGTCATCACCTAGTTCTAAATTTTTATTAAATTTTTGTACTTCTTTGTCGTTATTGCCAAAAACATAGTTTAATGCTTGAAACGCTCCTACTAATACGCCTATTGCCATACCAATATTGCCCATTGTACCTATAAAACCCATAAGTCTTGTAGTTGCAGCAGTTACAGTTGCAGTTACTCCTGTAAATAAAGTTCTAACTGTACCTAATCTTTCAGTTTTAAGACTATCTACCATTTCACCAAAGGCAGCTCTAAACCCTACCAAGCTAGCAGTGTCTGCGGCGTTACTAATAATTGAGCTTGAGGCTGAACGTTTGCGTTGCTCTTCTGCACCTATTTGTAATCTTCCTAGTGCTGATGTTCTTCCTACTGGTTCATTTTCTTCTTTTCTTAATTTTGCTGCTGTAACAATATAATCATCTTCTGCTTTTTTAGCTTTACGTATAGCGTCAGCTAACTGATCGTAAATGTACTTATTTTTTGTTAAGCCTTTACCAGCAGCTTCTATTTGCTGAATTTGTTTTTCTGTGATGGACTGAATACCGCCTGTAGGCGTAAGAATACTAGCAATATCTTTGCGAATACGTCCACCACTAAGTGTTTTTAATTTTGCTTCTAATTTGTCAATAACTTCTGCTTTAGCATTAGCGGCAGCATCTTGCTTTGCAAGTATATCAGCTCTACGCTTTGATAACATACTTTCTGCAGTACTAATTTTGTCATCACTTACTTGTTTGCTGAACTCTGCAGTTTTTCTTAGTTCAGTTCTATAATTAACAATACTAGGGATTGCTTGCTTGATAATCATTGAGCCAAGCGCAGCTATACCCGCAGTTAAAGCTACTGGGCTAGCACTTAATAAGTCTACTAAAGGTACGAAAGCTTTATTTAAAACTTCTAAGATAGTTTGTGCAATGTTTTTAAGCGAAGCTAAAAGTTTGTCATAAGGGTTGGTAGGGATATCAATTTCGTTAAATTTATCAATACCTTCTTTTAAAACCGCGTTAGCAAAAGCTTGGCGCTTTTCAAAATCTGTTAAGCTATCTACACTTTTACCTATGCTACGTGCGTAATCTTCAGACGATTTACCTACTTTTGTAAATAAGCCTAATTCGTCTAATAGTTCTGGTTCTAGTTTAGTAATACCACGAGTTAAACGACTAACAGCGTCGCTCATATTAACACCCAGTGCTTGCGAGGCCTTTTTAGCTACATCACCAAGTTGTAAAAATTGTTTCTGAGTCATACCGCTACTAATAGCTTTAGCAGTAGCTTCCATTGACTCACGTAAGCTGATAGCCCCTCCACTAGCTTCTGTAAACTGTTTAGCTAACGCTCCCATTGCAACACCACTAGCGGCACCTAACTGATCTAAACCTTTAACCATGTTAGTGGTATCCATAGCATTGCTTAAGGCACTAAATGCTGCACTTACTGCGAATACGTTAGCAGCATAGGTAGCATATAAGCGCACTAATCCACCAAGACCTTGTGCTTGGTTTGCAAAATCTCGGCCGCTTGCTCCAGTAGATCCCATAGATCCACGAGCACGTCCGTATTCTATATTTTCACCTGCGCCAAGGCTGGCTGCAGCTGCTTTACTGCCGGATTTAGTACCGGTGGCTAAGTTCTGCGATTTTTGTAATTCTTTATTTAAATTTTTAACTTCATCAGTACGATTCTTTATACTATTCGACTGATCCTGTAAACTTAAATTAATATTAACTTGATTTGATGCCATCGTTGTTCCTCTTTAAGGTTGGTGGCTAAAACTTTTAATAGCTTGACTAGTGTACATTATAACATGCAACCACACTTTTGTCAAACCAAAAAATTTTTAACGTAAAAAAGCCTGCCAACTTTTAGCTGGCAGGCTTTTCCATCTTTTTCTTATTATTGATTTCGTCTGAACGTACAGCATCAATCATACGTACTAGCATGATTATAAACTTTTGCTCAGAAGGCTCAATCTCTGTTGCTTCTAAAACATCTTTTATTCCTATCAAAGACTTGCCTAAGTAGTTACCATTCATAGTGTCCCACTCATCTCGTAGCATTCGATAAGCATTAAATGCTTGTTGTACTTCTATTGGAAAATCTTCAAATTCCACAGGAATCTCAGAATCTAAAGGTTCTGAGCCTAGCATTTCGCACATTTCAAAATACGACTCTTTGGACATACCAAGGCCCATATTTTGAATGTAGCTGACCAACTGCGCGTTTACTTGCTGGAGTTGGTCGTCGAAAAGTTTCCCAAGTCTGAAACTTGTTCACTAATAAAACCGTCAAAATTACTAGAGTTCTTCATTAAGTACAAGGCATTTTCAGCAGTATATTCTAATTCGTCGTCTAGGTTTTGGCCTTTTAAATCAACAGGAGCTAATTGCTCAAGATAACTTAATTTAAAGCCTTTCCACCCTTTGACAGCATTTTCAACATATAATTGCAAGAACAAGTCTTCATTAAATTCTTCTGCTGCTTGGCGGTTCTTAAAGCTAGTTTTAGTAGACTTCTTACGAATACTTAAAAGTGTTTCGCGAGATAAAAATGCTAAGTCAACAACAAAACCAGGCATACCAGGGTATTCTACCTGTACTGATTTGGAGGGAACTAGCAGTGTTTTTAAAGAGAGAGTAGTCATTTTATAATAATAAGTTTAAAAAGAGAGACTGGAGATCAGCCCAGTCTCTATAAAAGTGCAACTGTTAATTAAACTGCTGCGCGGTAAACGATACTTGCTTCGTTAGACTGTGTAATGTCGTAACCAGTACCTGTAAAGCCTTGAGCTGTAAAGTTAATTGTTGTAGAAATAACTTGCTCTGTGTTAATTGTAGGAATCTGCAACATAGCCGCAGGTAACTTGATTTCAACACCAGTAGGATTTGTACTAGGTCCGCCCATTTGTACATTAATTGTAAACTTAGGGTCTACTGTAGTTGCTGAATTAGCTATCAAGTCAGATAACAGTCCGCCACTTTCAAGACTACCTGTTTTTAAGTATGCATTAATAGTACCAGTAATAGCGCGTGTACCAGTAAAGTACGTGATTGGTAAATTAACTGTACCTAAGTTAGCAGGTGTCAGATATGTTAAGTTATTAGCAAAAGTTATATTTCCGCCAGTTAAAGCAATTGTATAAACATTACCAACATTAGCTGCAATTACAGCAGTAGCTGCAGCTCCTGAACCACCGCCACCAGAAATAGTAATTGTGGGAGCTGTTGTATAACCATATCCTGCGTTAGTAATAGTGATACCAGTAATAGTAGAGCCAGTAATAGTTACGGCACCAAGAACAGCTCCAGTACCTGCACCTAAAGAGCCAAGAGTAGCTGTAGGAGCTGTAGTATATCCAGTACCAGCTGTTGTAATAGCAATACCAGTTATTGCACCGCCGCTAACTGTTACAGTACCTACTGCAGTTACACCGCCGGCAACTGTAGGAGGAGAGAATGTTACGGTTGGAGTTGTGTATCCAGTTCCACCAGTAGTAACTGCTACAGCACTAACACCTCCACCAGATAATACGGCCGTACCAGTGGTTGTTACACCGCTAGCAGGTGCAGCACTAAAAGTTACGGTAGGAACAGACGTATATCCAGAACCAGCAGTACCAACTGTAACGCTAGTCACAGCACCACCAGCAGCAGCAACAAAGTCATTGATACCATCATTAACAACTAAAGTACTTAACTTGTTAGTAATATAACGAGCCGTAGTATTTTTAGCTAATGCTTGGTCAGGGGCCGTGTTATCAAAATCTGTTCCTGAGAAAACAACTGGACTAGCAGTATTAGCTTGTGCATCTGATAACACACGAATTGCGGAACCTTTACCAGCCCAGGCCACTGCCGCAATAGCGTCAATACCAAAGTCAATAGTTGCAGAATCTAGTGCGCAGTTATCGATAACGTAGCCGGCATTGTCAAACAATATAATTAAGCCAAAAGGCAGTAATTGGTGCTTGTTAGAATTAGTAAAATCAACAGTAGAAGAACTTGCTCCTGCTGTCCAAGCAGCACCTGCGGCGCCAATGTTAGCTGCACCACCGAAAGCATTCCATAAATAGGCTTCTTCAGCAGTAATCAAACTACCATTATTATGTGGTCGAATATAGGTAGAGAAAGTAAAATCTACTGGCTCTAGTGCAGTGTTAAAACTGCGTTGACCACGTACAGGAGCTGCCCCTGCTTCATTTAGTGTAACTGTATCTACAGTAGTATTTTGTGAAAAGCTCATGCCTTCCAATACTTGAAGTTCAAAACAGTTTGTTGTAGACATGCCGCTTGCTGCATCTTTTAATGCACCAATTTTTACACGGCCAAAACTGTCAATGTTAGTAGTAAAGAAGACTCTACTATTACGAATTAAATTAACTGCTGCCATAGTTATTCCTTTTAGTTGGTAACCTAGCAGTACGCTTACTAGACATTTATCTGTATTGGTACTATTTGGTAATTAGAGTGCATAACGCACCTGTAAATTTATTTCACCGACGCCATAAGGACTTAGCAGACCTTCATCGGTTGTTATTGACTGAATTAATATTTCAGTAGTTGACAGATTATTAGTAGTATCATATACTAATACTCGGTTAGCGTCTATTACGTTTTCTAAATCGTCTAGTAAGTCTTCAAGTAATTGTTGCGCTTCGCTTTCGCTACGAACATAAACTTTGACACTGACGTTTAGATGCCCCCAGGTAAAATCTCCTGGTAGATATTCTCTTAGTTCTGACCCTGGAGTAAGGTATACTGCAGGAAAATCCTGAATCTCATCCCAGAATTTTAATTTAGGGTAGCTATTATCAGACAAGTCACTTTTAAACCTACCAGTTCCGTCGATTACTTTAAATTTTTCAGCTAACGCTGTTACAATACTTGTTCTTTTTGTCATAGTGATACTGCCCTTAAATTATTAGCTACCGCTTGTGCAGCAATTTCTCTTATGGATTTAGAGATTAATAGTTTGGGGTCTCTTGTTCTTGGTGATGATTGACGACCACCATTGCTAAAAGTTGCGTAAGGGTTCTTCATATAAGAATAAAATACCGTAATCATGCCTTCTCTGCTCATAGTTGCGTGTTCTGCTTTAACAGTACTAGCAAATCTGCCCGTTCTATAGTTCAAAACATTCTTAGCGGAGCCGTCACCCATATTAGCACTAATTACATCCTGTAACTGGCTATTAATTAAATTAGTTAAACTAAGTAAACTGGTTTTAGCTAACATCGCACCTTTTACTTGTTGTATGTTATTTTTTTGTTTTTTAATTTGCTGTTTATTTGTCTGAGCTTCTCTTAAAGTTTTCTTTAACTTTTTCCTATACTCAGACTTTGCCTTTTCGTCTACATAAGCCGTAACTATTTCGTTAGGTAGCTTAATTTTTGGACTATTAATTTGCTTAGGATTTTTAGGTTTAACTCCTAAAGGTTCTAATAGTGTATCAACTATTAAATCCCTCATTGTAGGAGAGCTTTTAAAATCTAAAATTTCACTACTAGAAAAATTAGCATCTTTGCTTAATATATCTAGTATTCCTGCTAAAGCTTTGGCTTGTGTGGACTGAGGATTTACTAGTGCACGAATACCTGTGCTTCCGCCTTTTTGTCCCGATAACCTTTGAACTAACTTAGCACTAGCGGCGTTGTCTGATTCTGACTGTAGTTCAATAAGAAAATTAGTAGCACTTTTATTATACTTTAAAAATACTGGACTAGTAAGTGTTTTTAACTCTGCAGACTCAATATCCAGCTTCTGCAGATGAAGTATTAAATTGTCTAAGAATCCTAGTGCATAGTCTGCTTCATCTTCTGACATCATAGGCATATCGCCTTTAGTCATATAATTATAAAGCTCGTCTCTAGCACCTAATACTGCTCCAGTCATCATACCATAGATATGGCCTTTAACCATACCCATTTCTTTAAACTTGGCGCTTGTACCGCCTCCAAGATACTTATCTAAAGTTCTTTCCACTCCGTCTTTAAATGGCGTTTCTGGAAATAGTATAAAAGTTTTACCATCTACAACGTCTACAATAGGTTTTGAAATATCACTATTTCCAGTAAATTGTTGCTGTAAATTTTTAAATGCTTGGCTAACGCCTAGTTCGGCTGCTTTAGATTCTGATACTACAACCCCTACGTTTCGGCTAAGACCTTGTGCTTCAAGATCTGCTCGGTTTTTGTTAAACCAAGTTTTATTTGTAGTTACGTAACGACTATAATCAGCGTAGTCAGCTGCATCCTCAGAATTTCCACTCTTTTTCTTATCTCTAAAAAACTTAATGAAATTTTCTGCACTCATGTAAAGTCCGCTACATATTGATCTAAAACACGTTTAATTGGTGCAGGTAAATTTGTAGATGAAACGTAATTGATTTGTGTAGTGTTAGGGTTTAAGTCACGGCTACTGTGTACAGCACCGTTATTACGCGAGTAGTATTCAATTAAGTCTAATACTGCTAATTTTAAGTCACCTGGAATTGGGTCGTAACCACCAAAGTAACTTACTTTATATCCGTTAATTGCTTCAGGAAATACACTGTAACCTATACTAACAACAGAATCGCCTCTTATAACCCAGTCTGTGAATTTTGTTAAAGTTGTATAAGTCTTACCATAATCTGAACTATACTGCACTGATGCAATTGTTACAAGAGGACTTTCTTTTAGTAAAAGCTCTTTAAAGCCACCATCAAAATATTCAATCTTTATATCGCTGTAGAAATCTACAAAAGTGCGACGGCAGTATGATTTAACCAAGTCACTGACTTTAGGTATTAAGAAATCAATTTCTGCGTCTGAATTTGTGCTGGTAATCCCCATGTAAGTTTTGTATTCAGATTTTGTTACTAAATCTATTGCCATAAATACCTCACTTGTTTTATAAAGGCACATTATACCTTTATAAAACAAGACCCCGAAGGGTCTTGTTAAACTTATTTAGCTAATTAAGCTACGTAAGTAAGTTTTGCAACTCCATTACCATTATTAGTAGTAACTTGAGTCATACCTGTACGGAGGCTAGCCACCATAACACGACGCTGTGTTTCTACCAATTCTTGGGTGTCGATACGCAGACCACGCTGATTACCAACTAAGAAATTACCTGGGTTAATTGCAATAGCACCAGCAATAGTACCAGTTGCTGCAGGTGTTGCATATTCAGCAGACACTAACACTGGGCTTCCGCCGATTTGACCAATTTGACCAGTCAATAATGTAGCTTGTGTGCCGACTTGATTCATTGTTTGGAAGATTGGATCATCCAACAATTGATAATAAATATCGGTATTAACAATATAAATTACTTCTTGTGGGTCAAGACCCCAAGCACCTAAACCTTGACGTAATTTACGCAAGTTAGCAACAGTAACACCAGTAGTACTTGCTAAAGAGTAGGTGACTTGACCTGTTCCAGCACCTGCCCAGTTAGAGATTCCTTTAACAGGATCAGCACCAGAACCAAGACCTAACAAGAAAGCCTTGTCAACGGCGCGAGCAACACGACGGATCATACCATCACGAATCACGGGCATCAAAGCGATCAAAGAATCTTCTTCTTCTTCATATGCAGTGTACTCATTAGTAGCAACTTTATATGCATTCAAAGTAATTTCTTTGAGTGTGTGGTTTTGTGTAGTACCAGCAGAAGTAGAAGCACCAAAACCAGTATTTTGAACCCAAGTTGCAGTACCTGCTTCTGGGTTAACTGGCATAGTCATTACGTTAGTTTGCATAGCAATGTTGCGGAAGATAGGAGCAACAACTAAACGACGACGAATCTCATTTTCCATGTTTAAAGAAACTTCTAATTCCCAGATACCGCTTGGTAAGTGGTTAGTATTAGATGTAGTAACTGAAGCAGGAGCATAAGTAGCAGCTTTTTCAATCAATGCACGGCCAGTGCGTGTTTCTTGAACAGGCTTACCGGTCATCTTAGATAGCAAGATTGCTTTTTCTTTTTCTGCATAGGTAATGTCTTGATTTTTTGTGTCAGCAAAAGACATTTTTGACTTTGTCATGGCTTCAATTTCAGCAGCTTTTTCTTTCAAAGAAGCTTCTAAACCAGCAATGACTGATTTTGTTGATTCATCAGCAGTAGCAAAACGCTTCTCAACTTCGGCCATCAAGCGCTCAGCACCTGTGTCACCTGTAGAGATAGAAGCAACAGCGGCTTTAACGCGTGCATCTAATTCGGCTTCAGCTTTGTCAGCAGCGGCTTTTTCAGCCAATTGTTTTGCCTGTGTATCGGCGATGGCTTTAGCAGTGAGCTCAGCCGCTTTGTTAGCTGCATCAGCCAACATTTGTTCTAATTGTTTAGGATCCATTTCCCATTCCTTTTTAATTTCGCCGATTGCTTCCGTTGAGGATTCTAGCCCTTTAGCTGAATCGCTTTCGGGTGCAAACTGCTGTTTGAAAGATTTAAATTCTTCGGCTGTATCAAACGCCTTAGAAAGACTAAATAGTGTATTTTGATTAGCTGGTACCGACACAATTGAAATTTCGTGCAGTTCTAGCTCTTTTACCACAAACAACTCTTTGGCCGCATCATATTCCGCATCTACGATTCGGAAGCCGATACTAAATGCCGTTAAGATGCCATCTTTTACAAGATTGAAAACTTCGTCAGCAGCTGAAGAAATTCTGGCTTTAACCCATAACCCCTTGCCGTCAACTCTGTGATCTACCATCCTACCAACTGGCTCGCTATGGTTGTGATATGCCAAAATTACTGGATTCTTCAAATAATTTTGTATACCCTTTTTCCATACACTTGCTGGGACAATATCGCCTTGTCTATCAACGTCATCGGTACTTGCGTACCCTTCGATTGTTATACTAGTTGTCTCTCCGTCGGTGGTATCGCTCTTGATAAATGAACTGTTTAAAAACAGTACTTTACTTTTATCTACCATATTACCCCTTTATTGCTGATTATCTGTGGGCCTACCACCTTTCGACGGATCAGCAGCCGAACCCGCAATATTGGCGGGTATTCTTATTTCGTCATTACCAGTAATTGGTTCATAACGTAATTCTTTTCTTGCTTCATTAGCTGTAATGATGCCTGCATTGACTAAAGTCGAATGGTAAGCAGCAATATCTTTTAATTCTGGTTGCATTGCTGATACTGAACTAGTAACTGCTTCAATATCGTATCCAAAGTATCGTTCTAGGCTTGATGTAAACTTGCGAACAACTGGCATAACTGTTTCTAAATAAAATAATCGTAGATTAGGCGAGATGTTAGCATTATTTCCACCAGCTAATAAAATAGGTGGAATACCTATACATTGCATAATTAGTTCGTTGTGTGTTTTTATTGATTGATCAAAATCCATGTCTTTGAAGTTTTGATTTGATACTTGTGCAGGTTTCAGTCCCGAGTCTAAAATAACTGGGCGCTTACCACCTTGTTTAGTTGAATATTTCTGTAACCAGTATTGAATTGTTTTTTCTTTTGCAATCTGTGAAAGCGTATTTTCGCTAGTTAAAACTAAACCGAATACAGCTCCATTTTCAAAGAAGTTCTCTTGAAACTCTTTCATTGCATAAAGTGTAGCAATGCTTCGTTGGGCTGCTTCTAAGCGCGAAGCGCCGCGATATATACTCTGGCTATTAAGATCACGAAAGTGAAAGACTTCCTGTTCCTTAAAATCAACCATTCCGTTGTAACGATAACCACGGATAAATGTTTTTACATCAGTTAAAATCTCTACGTTTTGTGCTGGTAAGTGGTACATAAATACACCATCAAAGTGTATGAATACATTACCTTCTAAGATTAAATCTGTAAAGATTGACTGACGAAATTCTTGGGTGCTTTGATAAGGGTTGGGACGAAAGTTCAAAAGTGTGTTTAATGACTTTTGACGAATTCCGGCTACAACGCCTTCATTGATCTTATCTTTTACGTCGTAATCAAGTGAGCCAGCTGCATTAACAAGCATACTGACACTACGATTAACTGACTCTAGTCTCTGGAAAGCTTGACGATATGTTATCTTGCTTTCAGTTGAAATCTGTGTACCTGCTTCTTGAGCGATACGAGTTTGTGCTGGATTAAGTTTTGTAACAATCCAGTCTGTAAATCTTGACATAGTTTTCCCTTAAGTGAACTCTGAGAAAAAACTACCAAAGCTCTTTTTGGGTACAACCATATCCACAGTACCGCCAGTATGTTTTGCACGCTGCGTTTCTATCCAGTGAGCCTGTTTGGGTTCACTGCCAGGGCGGGGAGCTTTACCATAAACACTGTGTAACGCTACATGATGACGATTACAAAGGGTGTAAACTTGGTCATATAACTCTACTCGGTGCTCATCAATAAACTCATCTCGCACAGCTAAAATACCGGCATCTGTTGAAATATCGTAACCTTTAGCTTCAGACCATTTATCTAGGAGTATAGTAACTGAATGTAGGTGATGGAGTTCTAGGTCTGCGGCAGAGCCGCAAACGCAACACTCTGTTTTCTTCTCGTAGGCTGCTTTGGCCCTATCACGAACCCACTTTACAGGGATTCGCTTATTTGTGTTTTTTGCCATTATTTCAAAGTACTCCACAATTACCTAGTATTATAGCAGAACAGCAACAAAAAGTCAATGCACAAATTTTTTGTGGCATTAAACAGTATAGGTGTACAGCGCATAACGAACGGCATCAGCCATGTGACTATAATCATCATGCATAGGGCGTTCACGTTGGAGCCCCTCGCGTTGATCCCAGCGATACTGGTCAAACATCGCTCGAACGTTAGTGCAATGTGGAGCAACCTTTAATCGACCTTGTTGTAGCAAGGTCTGCACATACGCGATGCCTGGTAAGACATCTTTTTTGGCTTTGGTAGTTGAGATGTTGTATAAATAAGCTAGGTCACCTGCAAACTGTGCAGCTGCCGAGTCAATAAACGTGACTTCAACTCCGTGTTTGTTATTAATTTCAGTAAACGACGCAGCATGCTCTGCTGTCGTTTTTTCTGACATTAAGTATTCGTCGACAATATAAAAGCAATCGCGGTTCCAATCGTACACGATAGCGCAATAAGCAGTAGCGTCTCGGTAACCAGGGTCGCATCCAGCAAACGCCTCGCCTTTAATATCTTCTGGAATGTCAATAACATCTGTATCCTGTAATGTGTAAATCTGACCCTCAAATACGGAAAATGAGGCTAAATATTCTTGTTCGAACTCTGACTTTGACATTGATCGACGTGCTTCAGCAACGTCTGATTCAGCCATGCGAGTATTCTCAGTGTAATCAGCTTGTAGGCTGATCCACTCAGGGAAACCGGGATCAAATCCACGATTCCAAAATTGTGAAAACCAATTGTTACGACCACGAGGTGTGGAGATAAAAATAGCTTTTGCTTGTGGCTTATCCAGTGTTGGACGCAGTGCCACATTAAAGGCGGCTTCACCGCCTTCGCCTAGGGCAGCCTCGTCAAATATGATTAAGTCATATGATCGACCAACAGTACTATCAACGGTACTAAGAGAACCCATACGAATGGTAGAACCATTTGAAAGTTCGATAATTTTGTCTTTGAGGTTGTCACGTGCGACTTCGAGGTCGAAGTGTTTGATAAGTTTGCGTTGGAGTTCAAATGAGATCGAGCTTAAGTTATAGTTAGGTGAAATGATTAGCACATTGCTACCAGGAACAAGTGTAACTAGTTGGCCGATGATATTGGCAATATAAGTTTTGCCAAGCCTGCGTGCTAGTGCGGCACAGATAAACCTGTACTTGGGATCGTTGACTGCGTTGATTAGGGCAACTTGTGGGCGATTGATTGTATCGTATACATCTAACAACTTAAGATAGTTTGTTATGGGTAGCTTAATAAACCTCTGTTGAGGGTCGAACTCTTGTATAACGTCGACATTGATATCTGGTCGTGAGACTACTAACATTTTTTATTCATCTTTTATTAATATAAAACCTAAACGATCTCCACATTCACTAGCATAGAATTCGTCTTGCCATACGGGTACAATAGTTTGGGCGGTATGGTTTGCAAAGTCGTCATTGTAACGGAAGTGTACTTCTATTACTTTATCACCAATAACCTCGCAATTAAACCAAGGGTACTTGTCTGCTACTGTTTGCAGTACTGGTGGTAGTTCGAAAGTGTCCTGAACACGAGTCCAGTGCGAAAATCTGTCTAGGCGATGTGGATTGGTTTTAAACCCTTCAACTCCTAGCGTTTGCTTGCCGTAGTTGTAGTCAAAGCTTAGGTGTCTGCCTGAGAACACCTCACACCAAAAATAGCCATCAGGAATCGAGTCGCGGTCCAAGTATTCTATTCGAGCACCAACACCCATCATTTTTAGGTTTATTACGGGGCGTACTATATACTTACCTGGTTTAGGGGCTATTCCCGCTGGGCCGCAGTAGTATCCTAGTCGTTTGGCTAAAATAAGTTTATCTGCACACCAAAGGTCTTCGGGGTTGATTTTGTCGTATACATCCGCATCTCCAATCTGCGGCAACATTAAACACCTTCACCAGTGATTAAACGCTGCACTAGTTGTGAATATTTTGATCCGTCTAGTGCGTCATTGATTTGTACGTTGACTTGTTTTTGTGGGCCTGTGGCTTGTTGCGCTTTGGCTAGCTGAATCTCGCGATCCATTAAGTCCATTGACATTTTATGTGACATTTGGAGTAGTTCAGCAATATCTTTGGTGCTTCCAGTTTGTGATTCTTCTAGTTCCGAGAACTTTTGTTTGATTAGTGCATCCATGGCACGTCGCATCAAAAATCTGTTGTTATATCCTGAATCAAAGAATACTGAATCAATATATGATTTTACTTCACGTTTAGCTAATAAACTAGTTACCACTTCAGGGTCAAGATCAAGTTCTTGAGCTACGGCACGGGCGTCGTTAAGTTGGAGGTAGGCATTTGCTACTTCCAGTGCTTCCGGGGAGATACGTACGGTTTCAGCAGGTAGGTGAGTTGTCATAGAATTGTCCTTTTTATGTGATTATACCAGTTTAGGGGTACTTTAGCAAGTGTGGATTTTGGCACCTTAGGGTGTTTGGAAATTTTCCTGAAATAGGCCGTGTCGGGGGGTCCCGTAGCTATAGGTCAACCATAGTCTAATAACCGCCCCTAGTCTATAGGGATAAACACCTATGTTGTATTTACACACACTTGATTTATTCTAGGTTATTCGTGTATAATAGAATACATGATGACAAGGAACACTATGACTAACACACAAACCCTCGCCCTAGCATACGCTGAAAAATTGGTTGCCTACTACGAAACTAAAAGCCGTGAGGCATATGCTGAAATGGTTAACGCACAAAATGCTTTGGCTTACTCTGCTGAATGTGAGGCTACAGAATGAAATTCTTAACAGAATTTTTACAAGCTAGCTTGTTTGTTGCAATAACCTTTTCACCATTGTGGATATGGCTTGCGTTAATGAAACCCTTGTGATATAATAGATTTTTAAGGAGAAGTAAAGATGACTACGAAAACTGTGAACTACACGCCCGAGCAAACTGCTCGAATGATTGCTGACTACCAAGGCGGTTCTAGCGTTGAAACCATTGCCGAGACATTCGGCAAAACTGTTCGTTCTGTTGTTGCAAAATTGAGCCGTGAAAAGGTTTATGTTGCTAAGGCATACAAAACGAAATCAGGCGAGACACCGATTAAAAAAGATGTACACGCTGATTTTATCGGTGAGGCATTGGGTTTGACAGAAGCTGATACAGAATCCCTCACTAAAGCAAATAAAATTGCTTTGATGAAAATTGCTGATTTTATCAAGGCTGAAAAGACCTGACAACTAATAGGGGCTTTTGCCCCTATCTTAACTTTCCATGCTATAATAGACTTATGACAAAATTTGAAATTGCTGAAAAATATATGGCTAAACGCTATCCCTCTGTGCCTTATGCTATGCGTGAGGGTAATGGTTGCGTTTGGATATCGATGGGACTTGTTGAAATGTATTTGACAATTCGTAATGAAACTGTTGTGAATGTAGAGGTAGATTAAAATGACAGATATTCAAGCACTATATTTTTGCATTGGCTTTGTTGTTTTTGTTGCAATTAAAATTGTACTTTTAAATTGGCTAGATAAATGAATACTTTTGTTTGCTAACAGATTTGAATACTCAGGTATTCAGGTCTGCGCCGCAGCGAAGTAAGCACTCACTTCGGTTTGCGCCAAAATTATACCATAATTTTGGAGCCCGTGTCAATAGGTGTAAACACCTATGTTGTATTTTCACACACATGGTTTTTGGGCGGTTTTTGCTGTATAATTGGGGCTATGATGAAAACACAATACACACTAAAACAATTTGCAGAATTCCGCAAATTTTGCTTGCGTCATGGTTTAAAATTTGCTACAATGGCAGAATACAAATCGGCAATTAACCAATATTTCAAGGATTAAAAAATGGCTAAAATTAAAAAGGTTTCAATTTATGATATGGATGGGACAATCGTTTGTTCTTTGCATAGATATCGCACTATTGTAGATGAAAATGGTGAGAGAATTGATTTAAATTATTGGAGAGAAAATCAAGATTTAGCCTTGAATGATTCTCTGCTACCATTAGCCGAACAATATAAAATGGATTTAAAAGATGAATCGTGTTATGTCATTATTGCTACTGCCCGTGTTCTTAATACCCCTGATTATACATTTATTAATCAGATATTGGGCGAACCTGATTATATTATTTCAAGACCTGAGAATTCTAATATCTCTGGCGGTTTATTAAAAATTAATGGTTTAGCTAAATTCTTTAATTTAATTACATTTAAAGATGCTGAATTTACATTTTACGAAGATAATACAAATTATCTAAAAGCGGTTTGTGACAGATTTAATATAAGGGGTGTATATGTACCAAGTAAACAAGGGCATTAATATTGATTATGCCGAAACATTAATTAAAGATTTTTTAGCCGAAGGCTATAATCTTTATGATATTGTAGACATAATGCAAATACCCTTAAGACAGATTTTAGATATATTAACTAAGAGAATACATTAATGCTAAAGATAAAAAAGATTATTAATAATAATCGAATTGAATATCATATTATTCGCCCTAATGGGTCAATCGTAGATATTGAATTAGATTATGGCAAAGCATGGGTTCGTATGCTTGTTTATCAGAATTTAGAAAATTGAATACTCAGGTTTGCAATAAAAATTGAATACCTGAGTATTCAATTTTGCGCCAATTATACTAGTATAATTGAGCCCGTGTCAATAGGGTAAACCCTTATTTAGGCGTAAATACAACAAAATAAATAAAATAAATTTGTTGCAATTTTTTGCACTTTTACCCGAAAATCGGCTATAATGGAATTCTACTAAAAAGGGCTATATGGCTAAAAAGCAATACTTTTGTATTCTAGATACTGAAACGACAATGGGCGATACTGTTGCAGATTTTGCAATGGTTATTTGTGATCGTGAAGGTCGCATTTATAACCAATGCGCTGTTTTAGTTAATGGGCATTATAATACAATGGAATTATTCCATGATAAAAAAGCAAATGATATTTGGGGTTATGAGGGATTAACTAAACGTAAAATGGGATATATTGCCATGTTAGAAAATGGCATTAGAATGATTGCGTCAGTTAATGCCATTAATACATGGATTAATCAGGCAATCGGCAAATATAATCCTACATTAACTGCTTATAATCTAGCTTTTGATTTAAATAAATGCGCTAATACTGGTATTAATTTATCAGGTTTTAATCAGAAGTTTTGTTTATGGCAAGCCTCTGTTGGTAATATCTGCAAAACCAAAAAATATAAACAATTCTGTTTAGATAATCATGGTTTTAATAATGTTACTAAACATGGTAATATGACATTTAAAACTAATGCGGAAATGGTTTGCGGATATATTAATAATAATTTTATTATTGAACCGCATACTGCATTAGAAGATGCTAGAGATTTTGAATTACCTATTCTCACGCACATAATCAAAAAGCGTAATTGGCAAGATAATATTATTCCATATGATTGGAATAAGTTTCAAGTAAGAGATAATTTTAAGGCATAATATGTTAGATAATATAGGTTGGGTTGGTTCTATTATGTTGGCATTTTGCGGATTACCGCAAGCAATAGAATCATATAAAACAAAATCCTCTGAGGGATTAACTTGGGGATTTTTGTTTATGTGGTTTATTGGCGAAGTATTTACAATAATATATGTATTCCCTAAAATGGATTTACCATTATTATTTAATTACTCTGCTAATTTAGTATTTTTATCTATTATTATTTATTATAAAATAAAAAGGAAATGAATACTTTTGTTTCCCATAAAAATTGAATACTCAGGTATTCAATTTTGCGCCAAATTATAGCATATAATTTGAGCCCCCGTCAATAGGGGTAAACACCTATGTTGTATTTTGGCGAATGTGTACTTGTGTGTTCAAAAATAGTTTGCAAGGGTTGGTGAACTGTGTATAATGTGGCTATGGACAGAAAAAAGCTTTTAAATATATTAAATAATCAGACCTTGATTATTTGGGATAATCTGTGCGAGATTCATCCCCGATTATCTCGCTATAATCCACCGATTATAGAATTAAATGGCAGATTATGGCGTGTTGCAGGATTAGCGCATCAAGAATCTAATATAATCGAATTAGGTTATAAATTCTTTGCATATTCTCCCGATTATGCTAATAATATGGTTAATGTTATATTACCTCATGAGATAATCCACCAAGCTGATTATAATTTATTCGGATTATCAGAAGCAAAATGTGGTCATGGTAATAATTGGAAAATGTTAATGGTACAATATGGATTATCTCCCGATATTCATCACTCAATGCAGATTACACGATGATTTTTAATATTAATAAATTACTTAATATAGTTTCTTGGATTGGGACTATATCTTCTATTATTGGCGCATTTATTGTTGCTAGTAAATTGTTTTTCTTGGGATATTGTTTCTTTATTATAGGTTCATTATCTTGGTTATTAGTTGGATATTATCGAAAAGATAAATCATTAATAGTTCTTAATGGTACTTTCTTTTTAGCTAATATTCTTGGTTTGTTTAATTCATTTTGAAAGGTATATAATGAAAACGATTAACTACACCCCTGAGCAAACAGCTCAGATTATCTCTGATTATCAGAGCGGATTATCTGTTGACATTATCGCAGATAATGTTGGTAAAACTGTGCGGAGTATTGTCGCTAAATTATCTCGTGAAAAGGTTTATATTGCAAAAGAATATAAATCTAAAACTGGAGAAACTCCAGTTAAAAAAGATACTCATGCGGATGCTATTGGGGCGATTTTGCGATTACCCGAAAATGATATTGAATCATTAACTAAAGCAAATAAAAATGCTTTAAAAGTGATTTTCGAAGCATTGGCTAATTCAAAGCCAATATAATGAATAATAGATTATCATATAATATTTAATATCCGATTTTTATTATCGGGAATCTGGGTTAAAATCCCAGTAATCTATTTTCCCCGATTATCTGAGATAATCAGATAATCGGTTTTTTATTATCTTTTTGCGAAGTAAGCACTCACTTCGCGGCGCCAAAAGTTGGCACGATTCTTGCGCCAAAACCCCTGCGGAGTAAGTACTCACTTACAAAAAAAGCCCCCGTGAAGTGAGTGCTCACTTCGGAAAAAGCCTGCGGAGTAAGTACTCACTTACATTAGCTTAGCATGCTGCGCCAGTGGTAATCCTTGTCAAGTGGAAAACTTTGAGGTGCCTTGTGCGCCCATTATATAGTGGTAAAGCTTGTCTTGTCAAGTATATTTTTAGTTTTGGTTGGCAAACGTCAAAAAATTCACAGTTGTCTAATTTTTTCAAATTTTGTATAATATTACATACCGACAAGAAAGGGACTGAGATGACAGAACAGGAATTTTATGCACAAATTCAGGAAGATTACTTCCGCGAATTTGCTGGCACAGAACTATCGGAAGTTTTCATCTGTACCAACGATCACGACGAATTTTTTGAATTTGACGATGTTCCCTTTTAAGAGTATAATTAATCTTTAAACAGCGCAGAAACCAAAACATAAAGGACATATGATGACTGACAAAACTGTGAATTACACACCTGAGCAAACAGCTCAGCTCGTTGCCAACTACAAAGCTGGCGCTACTGTCGAAACATTGGCAACAATGTTCGGCAAGACCACTCGCTCAGTGGTTGCCAAACTCTCTCGTGAGGGAGTTTACCAAGCCAAGAGCAAGAGCTCTGGCGTGGCTCGTGTCAAGAAGTCTGAACTTGTTGACGCAATTGCCAACCGAGTTGGTGTTGCTCCAGAGACTTTCGACTCTTTGGAGAAAGCCAATCACGAAGTTCTGGAAGCAATCCTCCAAAACCTGCGTTGATTGCAACAGTTGAGGGTCAAAAAATATTGACTTGATCTTCAACTGTTTTTCAAGTATAATATATATTAGACAGTCGGGAAGGGCTTAATGAATACCAATGCAAGTTGGTGTCCGTCTGCAAATGATTATCACCTCAACCTCTCAACTTATCAATAGTCTGTTTTGTGAGTAGTCTGATTGCAACGAGTGTCTAATTTCTTACTTGAAGTAGTTGTCTAAATAATGTATAATTACTTATAAATTGATGAATAAGGGTGACAGCGGAAGCGGGATATATCTGCTATACGTCTTAATTGTGGAAAATAAATTACCCGAGCCACAGCCCCCTACAGATTGGGTAAACCAAGACCAGCTCTCCATGGAACTGGATAAGTTTTTAATTGCGACTGAAGGTCTTAAGTTGCAGCCCTTTATAATCCTCTGATGAGCCTATGAAATTTAGGCGAAACCCAAGACTTCACAGCAGGTCATTGAGACTTCAAACCTCATAACCTGCTGTACCTTAGGGTCAGGACGAAACCCCTAGCGTGTACCACTTGCTGGTGTTAGGAAAGTAGTAGTACTAGGTAGCATGTTACACCTATATCCCATGCCGACTCCTCTATGAGTTAGTTAAAAACTAGAAACTGGTTCAGAGTAACAACAAGGTAGGAACTCGGGGAGAAAGAACTCCTGTAACAAATACAGCTATCTTCTAACTAAGAGCCTGTTCGTTCAGGTAATGTAAGTTTGAATCTTACTAGCGATTTAATGCAAGGGCGCTTAGCACTATCTTAAAGACGTACATCGACCCTAAACCGTAGAGTCGTAAAATATTATTCGGTTGACCTGTTATACGTCATTAAACTTAACACAGTTAGTCACGGATATCCTGCATACCCAATCGAGACGCTTCGCGTTGAGTAGAGGTTGACAGGACTGAAACGTGCATTCTCCCCTAACCAACATCGCGATGGATTAACCACCAAAGGATACGTAGCGACATGCTGCAGTTTAGGGTCAGGTAGCTGTGGTGGCTTAAAAACCCTGAGTGAGTTAAAAAAGACGACGCTGTTGCAACAGCAAATGCTTTCAAAACCCCGTACACGTAATGGTGACGGGGTTTTGTTTTGTGTGCTCGGCGCCATTATACCACATAGTGCTAAATCTTGTCAAGTGTGAAAACAACGGTGTCTGACCCTAAACCGTAACAATCGCACACAGTTTGAACCACCACGGTAACAGACGCAAAAAAGCCCACTTAACGCAAATTAAGTGGGCTTTTGTGTTTTTAAGGCTGATTTGCTCGGTTTAGGGTCAAACATCTGCAAATAAGTGGTCAGTTTGTCGCGTATAGTGCAATTTAGGGTCAGATTCAGCTAATTTGTTCTCAATTAGCTTAAGTACCGTTTTATTTACCTTCTCTAGCGATTCCAGCAATTCTTCATCCACGTCCAGCAGCTCAGCAATACGCTCGATGTGCTCCGATTTTTTAACTGGCACCTCACCACGCTTGTTGACATAGCTTTTCTTGGTATAGACGCCCAGAGAGCTTAATTTAGCGATTACTGAACGTTCTGGTACATCTAGAGTAGTTGCTATCTCAGCAACAGTTACTCCTGCTCTATAGTCTGCGATCAATTTGTCTGTAATTTCTTTTGTATACTTCATAAATCCCACGGCATTAAACTAGCCGTCTCTGTTACCTGTTTTTTGGTTAATTGTTCTACTTTAAAAATATTATTTGATACTAGAGGTTGAGGCATTGCATCCCAGTTCTGTGGATCTAAAATCATATAAGGTGTTCGTAACTCAGGATGAGCTAACCAACATTGTGCTAAAATTGTTTGTGTAATTTTAGGCAAGTGTCCAATCTCTGTGTCCTGTATTCCAGTTAAACTCCAAGTAGATTTAGCAGGCTTTATGCTGCCTGCTGTTTTACCTGACTTAGTAGTTAAACCTTGAACTTGAATCTCTAATAATCTCTCTGACCCTAAGCTCGAGCAAATCTCGAGGTCCCGCGCATCTAACATCACCGCTTCTAAGAGCCTTGGTTCTAGGATATATTGCAGTCCACTAGCACTTCTCCAAGACTCGTAATCAACTCCTTGCATTCTTTTTAAGCCCATTAAAATAAGTGGGGTCAGGGTTGCATATTCAGGAGCTTTAGTTTGTTGTGCTACTAAAAAACTTCGCTTGATTCTTGACAGCATATAAAATGCCTTAGACTTCTGGTCAACACAGTTTGCTTTAATTGACCCTAAACAGTCAAGTACATCATCTTTGTACACTAGAGTCCACGATCCATACCATGCTACCAATTGAGGTAGCAACCAGGTGTGAAGGTGGGACAGATTCATTGTATCAGCCCAAGTTTCCCAGGCTTCGAGATTCATGCCTTCAGTTCCAGAAAAGTCAATGGAATGTAGTTCTTGTTTTTTAAATAGCATTTTTAATATATGTGATTATTTTAGAATATAGTTTGAGTCGATAAGCATTAGACTAGGTTAGCGATTTTCTTGAATTGACCCTAAACAGTATCAAACCACCCTAAACTTACCTCGGCAGGGCTCGTCATCACGGGGTTTAGATAGTTTAGATCAATTCTTAAAATCAACCTAGTCTCTAACTCTACAAGTTATACTAAATTATAGCACATTTGATAACGCATATACAAGTGCATTTTTATATTGCCCTTGTATACCAATTTCAACTTTTGTGAAATTATAAATATTATAACAGTTTGTGGACACTTTGACAAGTTTTTTTGATTGTTTGCTGGATGAATACAAGTGCTGAGATTTTGCTTTGTATTGGGCAGCAGCCTCCAAACACTAGTGTATTGATCCAGTTTAGGGTCAGTTACTTTAAAAGCTTATGTGTTTTGTGGTGCAAGTTAGCGTAGCAGATTTTGAGTTTTAGCTAAAATGTTTTGTTGTTGCGGTTTAAGGTCAATGTACTTGCAATATTCTAAGGCTGCGAGAATTGCAAGAAAATCTTCTAGCTCTGTGACAAGCTCTTGGTGATTGGTAGTTGTACGCTCTGGATGCTTTGAGTTTTCACCAAACCTACGGATCTTGCTTACCGCTTGAATTACCTCAGCCGCTTCTTCTTGCAGTTTGTCTAGCAACCAATTCGTCTGTGCTTGCCGCAGTGTTGTAGGTGGTAGGTTAGGCTTAGGCACTTCTGCTGCTTGTACTTCTTGAGTAGGAGACTTAAGTGCTGCGTATGCAGGAATTGAGTAGTTAGGAGTTGTTGCCATCTTCGATGTTCCTTACGATTTGGTTATAAACTTCTTTAAAGCAGTCTGCTCGCTGTGTTTCTGCTACTGCTTGATCAAAAGTGGTAAATGCACTGGTAGTAGGTGTGTCTTTGATAAGCCTGCAAGCTTCTAGTAGGATTAAGTTTGTGTACTGTAAAATATCTATTTCACCTGCAGTTTTCTGAGATTGTTTTAGTAAGTCTTCAATGTTCATGTTTTTGTTGTAAATAGTTGTGTAGGTCATTAGCAAAGCATCCTAGACACCAGATTAATGGTGTCCAAGCCTCATACTGGATACCTTGTGTCCATGAGTAAATGTAAAGTGCGCAGGCTGTGCCTGTTATCCAAGGCATAATTTTAGTCATATGTATCCCAAGTTATTTTAGTGTTTGTTTGATTTTCGTATGCGGTTACCAAGTCT